TTTCCATCGGCAAGTATACCCTAAAGGATTTGATCGACATTCTCAGTCAACCGGATGGGGCAAAACTTCTCCAAAATCGTATTGAAGCCATGGATGTTACCAAATCGGTACTCCATTCCATATTCTTGGCGGATGGGGAGACATTTACCCGGGATACGATTGCGCTGGGAGGGGTGTCGGACGTATTGTATCAGTTCATGATGCTCCTGAGCGCTTCCACCGGCTATCCCATTACCAAGTTGTTTGGAGTTTCTCCGGGAGGAATGAATGCCACTGGGGAAAGCGATATGCGCAACTATTATGACATGGTGCGGTCCCGCCAGCGGACGGAGTTGATGCCCCCGCTGAAGCGGCTGGTGGAAATCATCTGCCAGTGGAAGCGTTTCGCCGAAATCCCGGAAATCGAGTTTAGGCCGTTGATGTCCCCCACGGAAAAGGAAAAAGCGGAGACGGAGAAACTGGAAGCGGAAAAAGAAAACCTCAAGGCGACCATGTACTCCAGCTACATTACCAACAACGTCCTGACTGGGGAAGAGGTACGGCAGATGGAATGGAAGGATCAATTGGAGCTTATCGACGCCCCTATGGAATTGCCTCCGGTAGTTCCGCCCGCGCCGATTCCACCCAAAACGCCGGCAAAAGCGTAAAACAACGGAGGTAATATGGCTGGGCATAGTTTGTACAAGGATCAATTCCGACAAGCGTTGAAATTGAAACGACGTTCCATGACGGCGGCGCAACGTGCCCGGCCGCTGGCGCGACAGGTTTGGAAATATCCGTGGGCGGTGGAGGCCGCCTATGCGCGCCAAATCGCGGCTTGGATGAAGCCGATGATAGATTATACCAAAGAGTACCTGCGCAACCAATCCGCCCCAATTTTGCGTGGGGATACGGCCCATCAGGACGCTACACCCGGAAGCGCTTTTGCCCTTATGGTCGATACGCTCCAAGGATGGGCTGGCGTTCACTTCCCTTCCCGGGAAAATCGGAAAGAGGGGGTACCGCCGATAGTGGAAATGGGATTGGGGAAGTATGCGGAAGCCACGAAGGCGGCCAACGGGAAGCAATGGGCTGTTTCCACTCAATCCCTCCTGGGGGTTTCCTTCGATACGGATGAGGCCTGGTGGGACCCGATGAAGGATCAATGGGCCAATATGAATTACGATTTGATCAAAAGCCTTTCCAACCAGTACATCAAGCAGGTCAACGATCTGACGGAAAAGGCGATAGTCAATGGATGGACTTCCGGTCAGTTGATGAAAGAAATCACGGCTATGGGGGCCACTATCACGGGTCCCCGTGCACGCCTCATCGCCCGGGATCAAATCGGGAAATTGAATGGCTCCATTACTCAGGCCCGGATGGAGGAAGTGGGACTGGAAATGTATGAATGGTCTACCTCCGCCGATGAACGAGTTAGGTCCAGTCACCGACCTATGGATGGGTTGCTTTGTCAGTGGAATGACTCCAGCGTCTATTCGGCGGACGGGGGCAAGACCTGGATTCCCCGGCCTTCCGGCGCTACCCGATCCCATCCCGGATACGATATCCAATGCCGGTGTACTGCCTTGGCCTATTACAATGAACTGGTGAATGAGATTGACGCGGAAATTGCCGCATAAATAAAGGAGCAAAAGAAATGAAATTGAATCCAGATCATATCCAAGCCATCGTCGAAACCGTCCGGGATATTTCTTATGGCCGGGTGACTATCGAAATCAACGAGACTTCGCAAACGGTCGATATAGTGGCCGAGAAGCGCATCAGGCTACCGAAGGACAGTGACCCCACTCCGCGTGCCGGTAAGGTCATCCGCGTTGGTCTAAACAGGGATGTTCCGCATCACGGTTGATAGGGGGTTTACTTTTTTCGGAAGTGGCCCTATACTTTTCGTGAGCTGACTGATTGAAGAGGCCTGTTGGGGTTTTCGTACCCGGACAGGCCTTTTTCTTTTTCGGGCCGCGAATGCCTTGAGAGGTTACCGATGATATTGAACCATATACGGATAGGCGGTATCGACGTTGAAATGCCTGTCTCCATGGACATTCATACTTTTTTGGCTCAGCAAGGTTTTCTGTATAATTTCACTTATGAGGATATGGATTTCGATGTAGCAGAACAGGCTAATTTTATTTTTGCAGTAGGCGCGAAGAACTTGCATGTTCAATTTGGCTTAGTGGCGACTGGGATGTTGAAGGCACTTCTCTATCGATCCCCTACTTTTAGTGCAATCGGCACTGAAATACCATCCATCCCATTTAATGGAGTTAAAGCAAAAGGAATGCTATCCAAGATATATCAAGGCGGGACGATTACAACTTTAGGACTACAGCTTGGAAATGGTCGTCGAGTTTTTGGATACAGTCAGGGAGCTTCTCAGATTTCAGGTGCGTTAGATAGTGATGTCCCCTTTATTCTTACTGCCAATACAAATTATCTGGTCAAACTCACTACCTTGGATGACAATACTAAGTATGAATTTTCTGGGGATATTTTCGAGGAGGACTTATGATGAATGTTTTGACGAAGTCCGTCAGTAACGCGAAGAAATTGATTAACGCCAAAAAAGTGGATACTTCTTCTGATTGGAGTTTTTCCGCCGTTGATGGCAATAAACTTCTGGGGGAAACGGGAGATGATTGGGCCAGTTATGCTTTGTGGCATTTGGCAGAAGACCCGGATGCCACTGAAGATACCAAAGCCCGTTACAAATACCCCTACGGCAAAAATGGAAAGGTGTATCGGTCTGGGGTTATCGCGGCGAAAGCCCGTGCTGCCCAGCAAGGCGAAGACGCTATTGCTACCGCTGCGGGAGCCCTTCTCACTCTCATTGATTCTGTCATGGAAATAGATGAAGAGGATGGGTGCGGCATAAAAAAACCGAAGGGCAAAATGGATTCCGTTAGCCGGATAGACGCAATTGAGCCGGGCAGTTGGATGACCACTCCATTCATCCGAACCACTGAAGGCTTCCTGATAGGCCGGGCCATTGTTACCTGCGTGGGGGTTTTTAACTATCGGAATACGGATGGCTCCATTACCCGGGAATTGCGCCTGCCTGAAGAAGTTTTCGACATGACCAGCCTGGAAACCCTGAAGCTGAAACCCCTAACCGAAGATCACCCTACCGAAATGGTGACTTCCGAAAACGTGAAAACCTATCAGGTGGGCAATCTGGGTGGTAATCCCTCCCGGACAGTTCAGGACCGTAATTGGAATGGCTACACGGAGCCGGAAGACCTCACTGATGGATTCCATGTAGCCGTCGATATGGTTGTTCAGGAAGCCGGCGCCATTCAATCGGTGCTCCAAGGCAAGGCAGCCCTTTCGATGGGGTACAATTGTGACTTGGAGCAGGCAGAACCGGATGCTGTTTGGTGCGGGCAGGCTTATGACAAAATACAACGCCGCATCCGTTATAACCATTGCGCAATAGTGGACTCGGCCCGTGCCGGGGACGCCGCGAAAATACGATTGGACAGCGCTGACGCTGTCTTGATACCCCATTCCGACCATCGTCAACAGGAGGAACCCATGAAGACGATCAAGCTGGATGGCGTCGATTATCAGGCCGAAGCGCCTGTCATCGTCAAGCTGTCCCAGGAAACCAATCGGGCCGACACCGCTGAAAAGCTGGCCAAGGATACCGCCGACAAAGCCAGCAAAGACCTGAGTGCGATGGAAGCCGAACGCGACACGCTGAAGGAAAAGCTGGACGCCAAGGAGAAGGAATTGGCCGATGCCAAGGCTCTCGCCCTTGATCCCGCCAAGCTGGACGCCGCTGTTCAGGCCAAGCTAATTCTGCGAGAAACCGCCCAGAAAGCCGGCGTGGAAACCAAGGCCGACATGTCCGACCTGGACCTCAAGAAAGCCGTCATCACCAAGGTCTTCCCCAACGCCAAGTTAGATGGCCGTGATGAAGTCTACATCCAGGCCCGCTTCGACGCCGTCGCCGAAGACCTGGCCAGCGTTTCCCATGCGGATAGCAATGTCCGTTTCATAGCCGGCGGTTCCGATCTCCCCGTCGGGGACCCCAAACTGGACGCCGCCGCCGCCCGTCAGCGCATGATTGACGGTTACAACAAAGACAAGGAGGTCCAGTAATGAGTGCTTATGGCGAACTGGACGCAGGCCTGCAGGGCAACCAGCAGGGCCTTGATAACTTTATTGAGTCCGTAGTGGCTCAGGAAGCCATTTTTCCCGGCAAGCCCGTCATGGGGTTTCTTGGTGAAGAAAACAACGGTTACAACATCCATCTGGACACCCACACCCTGCTTGGCGATGCCGATTTTGTAGCATCCAATTCCATCGCGGTAACCGTCATTCCGCAGGGTAGCTTGCCCATAGCCGTGACACCGGTTGTGTTCACTGTGGATCAGGCCACCACGCGCCTTGCCGTAGTAAACGCCATCAATGCCAACGCCGCCCTGGCCGCCTTGAAGATCACCGCCGCTATCGGAACCGGCACCCGCGACATCGTGATTACCACCAAGGGGCAAGACATCACCGCCACTATTGTGGTGACCCTGGGTGCCAGTCAGGCCATCTTCGCCGATACTGCGAGTATTGTGGCGAAGTTCATGGGCGTCGCCATTCAGCAGGCCTTGGGCTACAAGGATTCCACCGGGTCCTACCCCAAGACCCAGCCAGTGCCCATCCTGACGCATGGCCGCATCCTGGTCCCGGTTTCCGTGGCCGTCCAGGATAAGCAGCCCGCGTACTTCATTACTGCCGTGGGAGCGACCCAGGGCCAGTTCACCAACAGCAATTCCGGAACCTACGACATTGGCGGTTTCTTCCGGAGCAATCGCAACGCCGTCAACCTGGCTGAACTTGAAGTTCGCGGCCTGAAGTAACAAGGAGGAATGATATGGATGTCTCCAGCCGCCATCCCATGAAACTCGACGCGGGTGAAAGCGCGTTTTTCAAGCGGGAATTGGAATACGTCAAGGTCCAGACCTATGACACCAAGCAGAAGATGCTCAAGGGCTTGTCCTTGATTCCCATTTCCACCGAAGCCGGCAACGGTTCCACGGAAATCACCTA